TAAATAAAAACGTGTGCCGTTTTCGTTTACCTGCTCAAGCTTTGGTAGTGTGCGTTCACTGTATACATGACGAAACATATTGTCAATGGTGTCCTGAAAGTACTTCAATAGCGTGTTTATAGTGCTTGATACGGTCATCAAGACCTAAAGTCCCACCATTAATTTTTTTGGTTAAAGTTAAAATATCACCGGCATCAGCATAAGGATTTAATTTATTTTTCCACCAAAACCAGCATGCTGAATGTGTAGCATAGTAAGGATCAAGAAGTAAATCAGGGTCCTTTAAGATAGTTTCATCTTGGAAAAGAAATTGAGAGCAAGCTCTGTAATTATCTTTACCTGTTAATTGAAGAATACCCCGTCCACGATACTTCCAACCATCGCCGGAAGACTCCGGACCATTACCCATTCTACTTTCGTAAGCACGGTTAGCGATCTTTTCAGGCTTTCTTTCATACTGTGCTGCTACATCAGGTGGAAACCGTTTAGGCCAAGTACCTGATAATCCCTTTGCACTATAATTTAACCCTTCCTCGAGTTTAGAAAAGCCTCCCGATTCATGAGCACATTGTGCAACGAAAGCAGCTACTCTGTTTACAGTATTAATTTCATACTGCGGCAGTGCGTCACATAAACCATCATACCAACTTTGAACACCGCCTTTAGCTTTAGGAATTAGTTGTTGTAATTTTTCTAAAGTAAAGTCGAATTGAAAACTCATTTTTATCCTTTATGCATATTGTTCTTCGTATCTTAATCTTGCAAGGATATACTCTTTAACTAAATCGGATCTCACAATATCCTCAACCTCGAATTCAATCACTTTAAATGAAGGCATCATATCAGCAATAATCATAAACTTTTTTAAACCAGAAATATCCGTTTTTTTGTATAAATCGGTCTGTCTAAAATCCCCGCAAAAGATAATTTTCGATCTATCTCCGACCCGGGTAATAATACTATTTAGCTCCATATCAGTCATGTTCTGGCATTCATCTACAATAATTACCGAATTATCTAATGTAATGCCGCGAACAAATGAAGTTACCATAAAATTTATAGACTTTTGCTCTTGCAAGCGTTGAAAAGCATCATGTCTATTAAATAAATCTTCACAAATCTCTATGTATGGTAACTGATAAACTTCTGTCTTTTCTTTTTCGTCACCTGGTAGGAATCCTATTTCTCTTGATGGTACTGCAGATCTAACCACCACCACCTTTTCAAATGTGGTAGATTTGTTTAAAACTTCTTCTAAGGCCTTGTATAAAGCAATATACGATTTGCCTGTTCCTGCAAGACCATGTAGTAAAATAGCTTGGGATGAACTGTAGAGTTCGAAAAACTTTCTTTGATTATCTGTTAAGGGGGAAATTGTTTTTAAATCATCTATTCTTATTTTTAGTTTATTACTAGCAAGGGTAATTTGAGGTTGATATTCTTGTTGTGCTTGCTTTCTTGCCATGAATGCCCCTTTGGAAAATAAAAAAAGGACCGTAGATAATCTAAGGCCCTCCTAGTTGTAAATCGAAAAAATTATAGGTCATTTTCTCGATAGCTTGCTGGATAGATTGGATTTGTAATTAGCAGCGCTTATTTTTGATAGTACCTCCTTAAAACCATCATCGGGTCGGCGGATACCAAGGCGTACAGAGTCTCCCATAGCAGGTGCTCCGCCTATAATTGGCTCTAGCTGAGGATTGTCAGCTAAGTATTGTTCACGGTCTTTCCATGTCATTAATTTGTCAAAAACTTCTTCAGTTTCTGTATTACGAAAGGTGTATGTAGGCATATTGTTATTTATGTAAACCAGACTGGCGCGGATCTATTCTTCCAGGAAGCAAAGCTCTTTTTAGAACCCATGTAATAGTTTCTGTAACTTTGAATAGAATCGCTTGTTTTATACTCATCTGGCATGGCTGGAGGCGGATCACATAGCCATTTAAGACGTGGGATATTAGTAGGTAAAGTATTAAATACTTCTTTCATTCTTACTGCAGAATGAACCTTACCGTATCTATGATTATACTCTTTAAGTAGATCTACCCAAAGATAATATAACCAGTAATAGTGAGCTGAAGAAGCTCTAACCCAAAGACTAGATGGATGTTTAACATGAGAAGCTTTCCAAATAATCTCTTCTCTGTAATCAGGTAGCAACCACCTCTGAATATTTCTATTGTTTATAGTTTTACCATAGTAAGGTTCACCATCCAGAACGCGATGAGCTGTAGACATTAGCTGACCATACTCTAATATCATTTTAACCACATGCTTGTCAACATGCTGTTTAGCACATTCTATAGTATCATTACTAAGGTAGAAGATATTCATAGGCCTATCACATTATTTAACATGTCATCTATAATATCTAAGAAGCCATCTGAAAAATACCATGAGTTCTTAGCTACGTTTAAACAGGCTATAGCAAGACTTGGATCAACACCGCTAATAGAATCCCAATCATGCTTTTCGTCACTAAATGTATTTACACAAATAAGAAGCACCTCTATCTCTTGTTCAAAGAACAAAGGTAGTTGTAAAGGTGCAACCTCAGATGTTCCTTTAGTTGGAAACTTGTAAATTGTCGCGTTCATTTAAAGATTTATGAAGAGATTTAATTACTGGATCTTCTTCAATGATATAAACATCAAACGCTACTTTTTTATATTTACTTAATACTTCGTTTTGTTTACCTGCTAGAGCTTCTTGAGTAGCAAATAATCCACCCCAAAGTGTTTTCTTAGTGCGGCCAAGTTTGTCTAGTATTCTATATTCTAAATTATACAGTTCCATCTAGAACAGTCTCATTGGTTAGTTGCTGATACATTTCTTCATATTCTTTATGCTCACTTACCTCTTTCGAGAAGTTCTGCTTGTGATATGTCTTAGCTAGTTTACGAAAAGTTCGTTTATTAAGCTCATACTTCTCACAAATTTCATTAATAGCTTCTTTAATATAATCTCGTTCACCTTCAATACGTGTAAGTGAATTAGAAATTTCAGACAAGCAGTCTTTGATAGCTTTACGAGAGCTAGGATCGGAAGGTAAACTCATAATAACCTCAATAATTAAGCTTTTGCTGTTTCAATTTTAGGGGGAATAAGACCGGGAAATGCTTCACGTACAAGATCATCACTTAAGCTTTTATAACGATCTTTAAGTTTTCTATCTTTTGCTAAGATTAAAACCTCAGCTTCAGTATAGTGCAGTCCTTCAAGAACTTCTACAAATAATTGCTCTTTACGAAGCTTGGAAATATTTTGCCTAGGATCCGCCCAAATATAGAAGCGCTTAACCTCTGTAATAAGATTAGTTTGATGATAACCGATAGGCTTATCAGTATCTTTTTTAAAGGGAGGATCACCTTCAGGTAGATCAAACTTTACATTAGGATCAAAGTTTAAACGCAGTATACCTCTAATACCTGGCGTTTCATTTTGTCTAAGAACAAGTACTTTATCTGCTTTATTTTTTGTTTTTTCAACCAGATCAAAAATTTCCGGTACTAATAAATTCATTAAAAATCTCCTATAAATTCCATCATCATTTTCATTTTATTGATGACAAAATAATCTAAAATTTTACTGCGATTACCAACCGCAGTAGTCTCAAAGGTATTTATAATTTTATCTTTAAGCGGCTGAGGTATGGAGGAAAGATCTACTAACATCTTATTGCGGTCATAATTACGCCTAAACGTTTCATCCTTAGGCATCTTATCTGGATTGTCAATCCACTCATCCAGCTTTTTCTGCATGATCTTTTTCTGGCGCTCACCAGTAACAATACTATCATCACTAGATAGTACGTTAGGTACACCATCCCCTTTATCCCCTCTAATGATATGTTCTATCACATATCTCTCTGCAGAGGTTTCGGGTTTAATTAATTTCTTATGTACAGGTGAAAACTGTTTAACGTTACTATACTTTTGTAACTGTATAAAATCGTGATCACCGGATATAATTAAGAACGGTTCAGGTCTCTCTAAAAGACCCTCTTGAACTAAGTTGTTACTTTGAGACCATTCAGCTAGAGTGGCGATAACATCATCAGCTTCAGCACCCTCAATCTCAATTACCTTGTAAGGGAAGACAGCTTTAATTTCTTCCTTTAGAAGATTGATAGTATCAAAGATAAGAGGCCAGTCAAAGCCAGATTCTTCTCTAGCTTTTTTACGGTTAGCTTTGTAGTAAGGAAATACTTCTTTACGCCAATATTTTTTACTATCACAAGCTAGTACAATATCTCCGTAGTCACGTCCAAATTTAGTTTTATGACTGCGAATGGTATTAATAACCATATGACGAAGTAAGTTTACTTCGATAGGTACATCCGCACGACTACCTATCTCCGCCATAAGACTAGAGATAATAGTTTGACTATAATCAATAACGATCACTTAATTGCTCTCAAAATTATACATTCTTCGTTTATACGACCGTTAACGTCTGAACCCTTAGTAGTCAGATCTTCCATAATTTTACGCAACTTAACCTTAGTAGCACTAAGTACAACAGGAAGAAAGGCTTCAGGTCTACGAACTACTTTCTGCTCACACATTTCAGGATCATAATTCTGCAGCGTAGAACCCTTTACTTGAATACCTAAAGAAGATTCAGTCCTATAAACAGCCAGCTTCTTATACTTAGAATTATATACCCATACCTGTGTAGCACCTACCATTTCGGAAGGATGAATAGAAGTTACTCTTGCTTCTGTATCTTCTTTCTTGTACTTCATCTTTGCCACCTGAACTGAAGGAGGCTTTACTTTTTTCTGCCTAATTTTACGATTGGCTTTTTTAAAGTCAGAATACTTTTGTAAATCTTCTTCGAATTGTTGAAGTGTCTTAACTAAAGACATTAGCTTACGCTTACCTAGATTAGAATAACCTTCCTTAGTATCAGTATCCGTAGAGTCATATACCGATACATATTCTTTAATTTTTTTAGTTACCCATTGTTCAATATCTGTACAGTAAGGTTTAGGTATCTGTTTTAGTTTAAGATCATTATATAAATCATCAATCACACCTTCAAGCTCACCGATATATTCTTTAGCTTTTTCCTTCATATAATCTTGAACTGAAGGACGGGGCGCTTCTTCAACAACTACCTGCTTTTTAGGGTAACTTATTAGAAGCATGCTTGATACATACTTAGTAAAATTATCCTGATGATCACCTCTTAAACTACCACCATTAGTTACTATACGAGCTAACCAACCGTAAGTAGAAATAAAATGAGCATCGGGAACGTCTTCAAATTTTTTTGCTGCTTCACCTGACTTATCAAAATTCTTAAGATAGGTTCGCATGTAAACTCGAGCATCTCTTTTATCCCCATTCATATTATAGAAAGAGAATGCATGAGCAAGCTGAGACGTATAGTCTTCAGAGGACACGTTTACTTTAGGTTCTTTAGAACTCAAAATTTACTCCTTTAATAGAGTCATATCTAAACGAACGCCATTCTTGCTTCTCAACATCAAATACTGGGCAAACTTCTTCACTTACTTCTTTTACTCTATCCGTTTTCTTTTCATGAGCTTTAACTTTACCTTCTTCTAAGGTACAAATCATAGTTCGTTCAGTTCCGTCTTTCTTATAAAACGTTACTGTCATTTCACCCATCTTAAGATGGCTGACTAACCAATCACGAAAAATCTTCTGCTCTTTTTCATCCCACTGTTTATATAAGGCCGATACCATTATTATCCTCGTCGCTTTGTAATTCTATATCACAATCTTCCCATCCATGCTTCCAGGCATGATACTTATCAGACTCAAAATCTAACAGGTAAGGGTTTACATAGAGATTGCTGATTCGAGCATCCCACCCCTCGTAGTAACAATGTTTATAATCCGGATGAATAAGTATCATAGTATTATTATATCATAATACTAGTTACATGGCAAATTATCTACGAAACACTTTATCCATTATTTCTTTAGGTATTTCGTGAATGCGTGTCTTATCTACCTGTACTGTATTATCATCAGTAACTCTTTCCTTAAGGGATTCATCCCAGTCGGTTTTAAGGTTACTAAAATCACTAAAGGTACCAGAGCTATCTGGACGTAATTTTTTGTCTTTTTCTTTATACTGCACCAAAGACATATTAGCACTGATAAGAAGTAGAATAGCTAGGGGATCAAAAACAAATATTAAAGTAATGATGACCCATCTAACCGCTCTTTCTAGGTCATTAGAATTAGGATTGTCACCATAAAAGAAAGCCGCGATATACTTTAGCGGGCCGACCTCAACCTCCAATTTGCGTAACTCCGCAGCAATTGGTGCTCTCTCATCTGAGAGTTTTTTAATCGATTTGTTTGCAACCTCGATCTCTTGAACCAACCTGATACGTTCTTTCTGTTGGGAACGTCGTAACGAGACTGCACGTTCTGCTCCCCTCGAGTCTTCCGAGCGTGCCATAATTTGATCCACTGCCTCGTCAAACTGTTTAAGTGCCTTACGGTTAGTTTCAACATTATCTTTTTCGACTTTGATTTTCTCATCTAACAAAGCAACCTTAGCTATAACATCATTAGAGGGTAAGGATTGATCTAAATGAGCTTTGGATAGGTAACCAAATATACCCATAGAAGTAATAAGAGAAAGTACTACTACTGAAG